TAACTAATAAAATATGGCTGAACAACAACAAACTATAGAATTATGGGTTCAAGATTATTGTCAGGAAGAAGGATATATCGCTGCAGATCATGATCAAATGCGTGTCGAAGAACCACAACCTAGACTTCCACAACAGTTGCAAGTATGGCAAATATACAATACTAGCGGAAACGGAGATTGTATGATTCACGCAATATTAATAGACATTTCCCCCACTTTCCGAAAATTAACTCAAGTACAAAAGGATACAGTAGCGCATTCATTTCGAAGAACAAAATTTTTAGAGCTAGTAACAAATTATTATTTGCATCCTCCGCGAGGAATAACAAGAAGTCTGTATAATAATAGTGTACCAAGAAAATTATTAGAAACTGACAAAGACAAAATAACCTTTTTAAATAATTTTATAGGAATTGAACAACCAGATATAGATATAGATAGTTATAGGTGGTTAAGACAAGAATTTTTGGCACCTATTTGTCTACATTACCGGTTTAAATGTTTATTGTATCAAACAGGAAATGCTTCGTCTAAACCATTTTTGTTTGAACCGGAAAACGATGCTGATTTTAGTTCACTAGGACCCGAATGTTCTTGTATTGTTATTCATAATTCTAGAAGCGTGCATTTTGAAGCAATGTCTAAAATACAAGGTGATGGACAGGAAAAATTTTATATGGAAAAGGACCAAGTCGAAGATTTAAAAAGAGAAATGGATGATCTAGAGAGGAGATTTACTCCAGCTATAATTAGATGTGAATTTTATGTAGGTGCAATTATTGAGGGTTCATCAGAACAGTACAACGGGTTTCAGGTAATAGACAGGCATTTTGAAGGAGACCCGCCCACATGTACTAGTCTAAAGTTGCAAAATCCCGCTTTTCAAAATGAACAAACTGATTTTATTCCTATAACAACTATTTTCCCAAATAGATATCCACAAGGACAACCTCCATCTTTTTTGCCGTTATTTGGTATAACAGGACGAGCAGGAAGCTTTGACGCTTTTCCTGATGAAGAGACTAAATTAATTTTGGATACAGAATTAAAATCACCAAAACAACAAGAGGAAAAACCACAAATAGACATGACACTACAAGCTTTACGAGGTATGAAAGAAATTGCAGCAGCAAAATTAAAAAAATTGGAATTTGTTCAATGGTTTTTTGAGTCTGGGTTACCATTAGATTGCGAAAAATTGAAACAAAATAAAGTGTTACAAGCTAACATAAATAAAAGACTTGGTGAATTTGAAACCCTTAACTTACTTGATAAATTATACGAAGGGATATTTCTAGGTGAAAACAGCGGAAGCGGAGATGCAAAAACAAAAAAACAGGACCTATTAAAGTTTTTTACAAGTTCTCCAGAAATGGAAGAGCTGTGCAAACTAGCAAAACTAGATTTGGTGTTAAATAATGTATCAAAATTTTATGAAGTCGCTAGACAACCAAAATATGCTAATTTGTTTTTAGACAAAGATTTTGAAAAAGGACAATTTATTCAACCGCCTAAAGGTGCAGAATGGAACAACTTGTTAAAAGAACTACAAAAAAGATTTAAATACACTAGAGCTAATGTTGTTACATTGCTTCCCTATTTGGAAGGTTCAAATGCATTGTTGGCTTATAGAAAAGCTGCTAAATTAAATATTGAAGAGGTTGTTCCGGGTCCGATTCCACCATCAAAACTACTTTCAAATTTAACATCCACCAAATGGTTGAGAGAAGTTCTAACAACATATAGGTTGCCTGGATTTCCTATTCAAATTGCAATAGACTTTGAACGCGAAGATATAAGCGATGCATTTGTCAAAGATATTCCAGAAGATGCTGCAAAAGCAGCATTAAATGAAGATTATTCATTTTTAAATGGAAAAGAGTTTGTGAAAAATATGATTACAAATAGAAATATTCCAACAACTTTTAAACTTGCTTCTGAATTTGCGGGTGACGAATTAAAACAAAAACTTGTAAATTCAGACGAAGGTAATTATTTTGAAACGCAGAAAATCCCTCTTTTACAAGAAAATGCACTGGTGTTTATATCGAAAGAAATAACAGAAGAAGTTGATAATTTTGAAAAATTGGACAAAAACCCAGAAGATTTTGACAAAATGCCATTGAGTCAAGTGTCTGTGCCTTTATTTATTATTTTTTCGTGCTTGAAAAGGAAAAAGTTGTCAAGAACAAAAATATGGCAAACATTAATGACGAGAGAAGGAAAACCAAAACCAGAAAACCATGCAGAAATAGATACTTTTATGGCTGCATTGACAGAGAAAAATTTACTGTATGAAAAAAAAGAAGGTGAATATATTTTTGAAGCTTTTCACACATCAATAATAATCTTGTGCAATGGAAAAATATATACAATGGGATATGGTTCTGACCCTTTCTATGATGCGGAGCAAGCATCTGCAAAAGATGGAGACGCTAAAATTAAGTATCTTAAAAAAATGGAAGGTGTTATTAAAACTGCAACAAAATTGCGCGATGTTCAAATATTAGGTACTGGTTTTATTTATTCCCCAGATTCATTAAATATAGAAGATGAAGAACTTAACTATAGAATTGTTGATGTGGGAATTTTAAAGAAATCAAATATTGTTCGTTTAAATAAAATTCTAGCGACAGTTAAACAAACAAGAGCTGTTACAATGGTTGTAGATGATGAAAATGACGCCGGCGCAATAGAAAATAAACTTGTTACAGTAGAACAATTGTCTTGTCAAACAATGTGCATATATTCAAGATTAGCGACTAGATACACCGAGGGATTGCCATTTGCATCGCAATTAATGAATTGTAGTTCGTTTGTTGAACTGGCATTTCCAGAAAGAATTAATTGCAGCGCAAGTCTGCTTTATTCAGACCCAAATGCGTGTAGAAGTAAAATAGTATTTAAAGTAAATGGAGGAGATGTACCTATTGGACAAGATGTTCCCATTGGACCAATTTTTGATTTGTATTTTGCACCGGATACAACCGTGAGAACCTTCAAAGCTGCAGTAGGTTATCATTCAGATGTACCAAAATCAGCAATACTTTTTAACAAGATTTTGAAAAGAGTTGCAAAAGTAGTAACTCCTTGGTTTATATCTAATGAAAATGCAAAAAGTAAAGATTCTACTAAAATGGAAGAGGGTGGTGCACTAAAATTAAAGAACCGCAAAAAGCAGAAGCGTCCTAAAAATACCACGGCTAGAAAGTCGAGTAACAAATAAGACAGTAAGTAATTTTTCTTGATTCCTCACAACAACCATCGGTAATATCAATATGATCTTCCTCATATTGATGTTTACATACACCCTTGATTTGCTGCACCACTTCACTCATCAATTTATCAAGCACCAACAAATCTTGCTGCACACCCGTTTTGGGAAAATGGCCTTTAAATTCATTAGAAAAAGATTCTATAAAAGGACTTAAAGACACATCAAGCGAATCGATGAACGCAATCTGTTCATTCAAAACATTCATTTGCATCTCTAGATAACCTCTAATGTTTAATAGCGTCTCCAACTCTGGAGTTATTTCTATTAGTTGGTTTTCATTCTCTGATTCGTTTTTAAATTCTGACATTATAACAATAATTGGTGTATTATATTTAAGCCCTTTATCAAAGACAAAAAAAATATTATTGTTATAATTATAGTATTAGTGCGACTATTAATCTATTAATTACAATGTCTACATATACATATTTCTCCACGACATGTTCACTTCTCTATCCTTCTTGATCAACTTGTCGACAATCTCCTTTGTAACAGTAAACGGGAACTCAACTGTTAGCGACATTTCCTCCTCGAACAGATTTGCTCCCGGACGCATCAAACGATACAAGTTCAACTTTGTATAAATAATCTCCAAACAACGCTTCAAATTGCGCACTCCATCCTCCTTGTTGCAGTGCTCATCAATAATGTGATGAATTGTCTCCTTGGGAATAATAATATCCTCCTCAGTAAACTTGACCTGTTCACGAATGCGTGGCAACAAGTAGCTATTACTAATCACCGTCTTCTGCTTCTGGTCATAGCCCTTGGTCATAATTCTATACATACGGTCCTTCAAGATGGGATTCACCTTGCTCTCGTCATTGTAACTGAAAATGAACAAGCACTTGCTCAAATCAAAATCCACTTCCGCAAAATACTTGTCGTGGAATTGACTGTTCTGACTCGTATCCGTCAAGTGCGTCAAAATGCCGGCAATCTCCTCACCCTTTGGCGTATCACTAATCTTGTCCAACTCGTCGAAATAAATCACCGGATTCATACACTTGCTGTCAATCAAAATCTGCACAATCTTGCCCCACATACTGCCTTCATATGTGTAGGAGTGACCTTCCAAGAAACTACTGTCGGTTGCACCACCAAGCGCAATAAACGCAAAAGGTCGGTTCAGAATCTTGCTAATTCCCTCCTTTACAAGACTAGTCTTTCCTGTGCCGGGTGGCCCGTGAATCGCAATCGCAGTGCCAATTGCCGAAGGATTGGTAACTAGTTGACCCAACATTTGCATAATCTGCATCTTGGCATCATTGAGACCATAAACTGCATCATCGAGCGTCTTCTGTGCAGATGCCATAAACTCGTGACACATTTCTACACCGTCTTCAATTGTGACGGGAAGTGTGCGGATTTTGCCAAATGGTACTTGCATAAAAGTGTCGACCCAGTTCTTAATCTTATAGAATTCACCACTACCGGGTTCCATATAACGAAGTGAGTTGATCTTCTTCATTGCAGCGGCCTTGAAAATGGGTGGAATATCGGCTTCCAGCAAAGTTAGACGATAAGGCTTTTCAACGCGCGTAATCTTGTTAATCTCGCGCACTTCCTTGATAATCTTTTTCTGCTCAACTGGCTCCAACTTGTTGAAGAATGTGAAATCATTCATCGGATTCTTGTCGCGAACAACGCGTCGGAAAATGCGCTCGTGCTTCTCTTTTGTCTTTTGAATTTTCCTCTCGTGCTTTTTGCGCTTCTCTGTTAGCTCCTTTTCGCAAACCTTGATGCACTCAGCTATCATCTTGTTGCCCTTGGTTTTCTCTTCAATCTCCTTTAGTCCCTTCAAAATGGCCTCATCTTCTTCCAAAGTCTTTGGCTTCGATTCTTCGCTCGTTGACTTGTCGAGCATCTCTCTTATCATTGATGCCATATCTGAATTGGAAGTGGAAGACACAATCTTTTCATCAGACCGCTCTTCGCTTGTATCTTCACTTTCCTCCTTTTTTGCAGATTTTTTTACAGCCTTTTGGGTTTTCTTTTTCTTGTTAACTACCTTACTCTTCTTACCTCGAGTCTTTGCGACAACTTCCTCTTCTTCATCTTCCTCCTCTTCATCCTCTTCAGTGTCATCTTCACTTACCTCCTCATCTTCGTCTTCGGTAGCAATTTCATCATCTTCATCTTCCTCCCAATCCTCATCTTCATCAAAATCCTCCCACATATCCTCGTCTTCCTCTTCTCCAGGTCGACCGCCAATCGTAAAGATAATATTGAATTTGCCGCCTGAAGTTGAGATCTCGTGCTCTTCAACTTCCTCATCGTCATCTTCCTCATCATCTTCATCAACCTCCTCTTCATCATCGTCATCTTCCTCCTCTTCTTCGACCTCCTCCTTTTTCTTTTTTTGTAATGGCTTCGACTTTTTTACAGTCGGGGACTTCTTAGATAACTTTTTCTTAGGATTATTCAATTTCTTGGACTTTTTCTGAATTTTCTTGGATCTTTGTTCCTCCTCTTCTTCTTGTTCATCGTCTTCTTCTTCATCGTCATCTTCCATCAACTTCTTGACCTTTTCACCAGCCTTGATTTTTTTATTCAAATGCTTTGAAGGAAACATCTTTGCTAAAAACTTGCGATATTCGTGAACATCCATCTCATCTTCATCGTCGTCATAATCGTATTCGTCATCATTGTCTCCGTCATCATCGGAATCCTTGTGGGCTTTTCGGGTGCGCGCAAGTTCCTCCTGTTTCTTGGACTTCTTTATTTGTTCTCGTTTAGTCATCTTTTGATCGCGTGCCATTTTCTTATATATGCATTGTTTTTAAATTTTAAACAGTAATCAATTTTTTTTATTTTTAAACTGGGCATATTTAATTTGGTTGTGATTGCGCTGCATTGATAAAATTTTTGAAAACCCTCATTTTCAATAAAAAATAAAATTGATAATAAACAATCTAAATATAATTGTATATTATAAGGAACGATGTCGAGGAATACCAAATCCAATGCCCATAATTCAAAAGTTATTGGAATACAGTTTAGTATTCTTTCCCCTGATGAAATTCGCAAAGGTTCAGTTGCCGAAATCACTTCGCGAGACACCTATGTCAACAATAAGCCCATTATCGGCGGTTTGTTTGACCCCAGAATGGGTGTCCTCGAACCGGGTCTCATTTGTCCAACCGATGGACTCGATTATATGCAGACCCCCGGTTATTTCGGCCACATTGAACTGGCGCGTCCTGTATTTTACATTCAATATTTAAGCACCATCTTCAAGGTGCTTCGATGTGTGTGTTTCAAATGCAGCAAACTCTTGATCAGCAAAGAGAAATACAAGCAAGCGTTGAAAATGGCTAGCGAGGCCAGATGGAAGTATGTATTTGCTTTAGCGAGCAAAATGAAGCGTTGTGGTGAGGACACCGAGGATGGTTGTGGTTGCTTGCAACCTAACAAGATTCGCAAGGATGGTCTGGCCACTATTTACGCTGAATGGAAAAATGATTCCGGCGAAGAAGGAGCAAATAATATTATTATTAAATTAACTCCTGAGATGGTTCTAAAGATTTTCAAGCGCATTTCTGACGAGGATGTCTCCTTTATGGGATTCAGTCCAGTGTGGTCTCGTCCTGATTGGATGGTTTGTCAAGTGATGGCTGTGCCTCCTCCCGCTGTTCGACCTTCGGTCAAGCACGACGCTCAACAGCGTTCCGAGGATGACTTGAGTCACATCTTGGTAAACATTATCAAGACGAACAAGACCTTGCAGGAAAAGTTGCAGAACAATGCGCCTGCAAATGTGATTGACGATTGGACCACCGTTTTGCAATACTATGTCGCCACTCAAGTGGATAATAAGATTCCTGGTGTGGCATCTGTTGCGCAAAGGTCTGGTCGTCCTCTAAAGTCGATTAAGGACCGTTTAAATGGAAAGGGTGGGCGTATGAGAGGCAACCTGATGGCGAAGCGTGTGGACTTTAGTGCCCGTTCCGTCATTACTGCTGACCCCAACATTTCCATTCGCGAATTGGGCATTCCGATGAAGATTGCCAAGAATATCACCAAGCCGGTGGTGGTGAATGCTGTGAACCGAGCCTTCTTGATGAAGCTCGTGCAGAACGGTCCAGATGTGCACCCCGGTGCCAAGATTTTGGAGCGAAAGAACGGTGATTCAATCACCTTGAGATATATTGACCGCAAGTCAATTGTTCTGGAAGACGGAGATATTGTACACCGCCATATGATGGATGGTGATGCGATTCTCTTTAACCGACAACCGACTCTGCACAGAATGTCGATGATGTGTCACATCGCTCGTATTATGAAGCGGGGCGACACATTTCGAATGAATGTTGCAGACACAAAACCATACAATGCTGATTTTGATGGGGATAGACATATGTAAATCATTTTGTCCCCAACAGGGAGCGTGAAAAGCGTGCAACTCCCTAGTTAAATGATTCTTAAAAGCACTTAAATAAATTCTTCTTCTATAGTATAATGGAACTATCAAAACGCTTAAATCTATCAAACACAATTATAGACAATCCAACCGACCGATACTGTGAAATATATAAAATAGTAAACCTAACAACAAATAAAATATATGTAGGACAAGCCGTGTCTCACATTTTAAATCATAAAAGATACAGGCCTTATGGGCACGCTGGCAGATTTAGATGCCATATATCCGAAGCTTTCTCAACCAAAAAGAACCAATCACATTATTTAAACAACGCTATAAGAAAATATGGCGCTAATGATTTTGTGGTTGAATTGATAGAATGCTGTGAGATATCCATCGCAGATGAAAGAGAGACGCACTACATTAAAGAACTTGATAGCCTATTTCCGAATGGCTACAATCTTAAAAATGGAGGTAATATCTTTACTCATAGTGATGAAAGCAAAAAACGCGTGTCCAATGGTGTAATAAGTTATTTTAAAGATAAAAAATATGAAAGGTTCAAAGATGTTACCAAAATTGATGATGACATCGAAAAATATATTAAACCTTTAAACAGAGATAAAACACAGTACGGTTGGTATGTCTATATTGATAGGATTAAAGCAGATTTTGGAGGCGTTCATATTTCTCTAGAAGAAAGCAAAGCAAGTGCAATTGAGTTTATTAACTCATTAAAGAATCGTTTAGCAACATGACCAAATTGC